GGTGCAGACATCTATGCCAAGGGAACACCTATGCATGTTCGAGGTGCGTTAATGTATAACCACCTTTTGCGTAAGAATAAACTAGATAAGAAATATGAGTTGATTCAAGAAGGGGAAAAGATTAAGTTTCTCTACTTGAAGGAACCTAATCATATTCGAGAAAATTGTATCGCTTTTATTGGAAAGATTCCAAAAGAGCTTGACTTAGATAGGTATATAGACTATAATACAATGTTCGAGAAGAGTTTCTTGGAACCAATTAAACAAATTATCGAAGGTCTTGGTTGGCAGACCGAAGTAACCGCAACACTAGAGGATTTATTTACATGAGTGATTTAATTGATAGACTTAAAAAGAACAGCACAATCAAAGAGACTAATGTTCTCTCTCAGAGTAAGTTGTTCAGTACGAAAGATCTAATTCAGACTGCAGTTCCTGCACTGAACGTAGCACTTTCTGGTAAGTTAGACGGTGGTCTAACTCCAGGATTGACCATTTTTGCTGGTCCATCTAAGCACTTCAAGACTGCATTTGCAATGATGCTAGTCAAGAGTTTCTTGGATAAGTATGACGATGGTGTTGTCCTGTTCTATGACTCGGAGTTTGGTGCTCCGCAGTCGTACTTTGAGAACTTCGGTATTAACACCGATAAAATTATTCATACTCCCATCACTGACATTGAGCAGTTGAAGCATGATATTATGAAGCAGGTGAACGAACTTGAGCGTAAGGATCGTGTCATGATTGTCGTTGACTCAGTTGGCAATTTGGCATCGAAGAAGGAAGTAGACGATGCGCTTGACGGTAAGTCAGTCGCAGATATGACTCGTGCAAAGCAGATGAAGTCGTTGTTCCGTATGATTACTCCCCACCTTACCATCAAGGATATTCCTATGGTCGTGGTCAATCACACTTATATGGAAATTGGTATGTTCCCCAAGGCAATCGTCTCTGGTGGTACTGGCATCTATTACTCTGCCGATAACATCTTTATCATTGGTCGTCAGCAGGAAAAGACTGGTACCGAGGTAGTTGGTTATAACTTTATCATTAACGTCGAGAAGTCTCGTTATGTTCGTGAAAAGTCCAAGATTCCTATTGAAGTTACCTTCGAAGGTGGCATCAGTAAATGGTCTGGTCTACTAGACATGGCGCTCGAGTCAGGACACGTGGTTAAACCGAACAACGGTTGGTATCAGCGAGTTGGCGAAGAAAAGAAGTATCGCTTGAATGATACTTACAACAAAGAATTCTGGATGCCAGTTCTGACTGATCCAACGTTCGGCGAGTGGATTGAAGGTCGCTATCGCATGGCAGGTGGACAAATGATGGAGAATGAAAATGTGGACATTTCTGACGAAGATATTTCAGAAGACTACGAAAATCAAGATATGTAATCAATGTGGGGTCGTTCTGAAAAAGAATGACCCTGCCATGTGCCTTCATGGTATTGAAGAGGGTCTCGAGTATGAGATGTTTGTTTGTGAACCATGTTGCATTAGAATTGCAAATGAATATGATGAGATAGAGAATTTAAAAGTTGCAGAAGAAGATTAAAGTGTATGATTAATCTTCCATCTATTGAATACTATATAAGTTTTCATTGTAATTTAAAATGTGCGAACTGCAGTACTGGATCGCCATACCGCGACGAAGAATCTTTTGATCTTGAAAGTTTTAAACGAGATATGGACAATCTTTCGCAGTACATGCATGTTGGTGTTTTGCGTTTTATTGGTGGCGAACCAACACTTAATCCAGATATTACAGAATATTTGAAATATGCAAAGCAGAGTAATTTTTGTGATGTTACTGCCATCGTAACCAATGGAATAAACCTATTGTCTTTGTCAGATGAGTTTTATGATAATTGTGATATTGTTAGCATTAGTAAATATGAAAATGTGAACATAAACTATGACAAAATTCTTAACTATTTAGACGAGCGAGGAAAACGATGGAACTTTAACAACGTTATTAACCATCCAAAAAGTATGAGTGCTTGGAAAAAAGACCAAGTTGTAATAGATCGACAAAATGTAGATCTCGTAATAGGCGAGCAATTTCGTGTACTAGATCAATTCGAAGAACTAGACGAAGACACCGCACAAGCAGTATATACTTCTTGTTCCGGAAAAACCTATTATTCCACGTTCTTTGGTGGAAAATACTATCGGTGTGCAGTAAGTATTCATCGACCAGGATATTATAAAGCAATCGGTGTTCCGTTACCATATGATCTGAAAGAACTAGATGGTATATCAATCGACGAGCAGTTTACTGAGAAGTATACCGAGGCAATTAACAGTGAAAAAATTAACATAAATGCCTGTAGATTCTGTAAGGGGTTTGGTGATGCGCTGCCTGTAATCAATATACCACATCGACAATTGTCACGCGAAGAAATAAATGCGAAGAAAGTAAATTGAATATGCAAAAAATTGAAACAATCATCCTTAGTAAGTTGTTTTCTGATGAAGACTATGCTCGCAAGGTAATTCCATTCATAACACCAGAATATTTCCATGATACTTCCGAGCGCAAGATTTTCAATTATGCTAGAGAGTTTATCGAGAAGTATAATTCACTTCCGACAGTCGAAGCAATTGAAATCGTAGTGCAGAATGACCGTGGTATCAACGAAAATGAATTTAAAAACATCAATGAGAAACTGACACATCTTGATGATTCTCTTGATGTGAATGAGAAGTGGTTGCTTGAAGAGACTGAGAAGTTTTGTAAAGACAAGGCAGTCTATAATGCAATCATGAAGTCGATTCAGATTATCGATGGTGGAGACAAGGAGCATTCTCAGGATGGTATCCCTTCCATCTTACAGGAAGCATTGGGAATTTGCTTTGATAATAATGTCGGTCATGATTATCTAGATAATTCTGAGTCGCGGTTTGACTTCTATCACCGTGTTGAGAATAAGATGCCATTCGATCTTGAAATGTTCAACAAGATTACAGGTGGTGGTCTACCAAACAAGACTCTGAATATTGCACTTGCTGGTACTGGTGTGGGTAAGTCTTTGTTCATGTGTCACATGGCATCAGGAGCATTGGCGCAGGGTAAGAATGTTCTCTACATTACCATGGAAATGAGTGAAGAGAAGATTGCCGAGCGTATCGATGCGAACATGATGAATGTAAACATTGGTGAGTTGAAAGACCTTTCCCGTTCCATGTTTGATACTCGAATTGACAAAATTCGAAACAAGACTGAGGGTAAGTTGATCATCAAAGAATATCCAACTGCATCTGCACACGTTGGTCATTTCAAGGCGCTGCTAAACGAATTGATGTTGAAGCGAAACTTTGCTCCTGATATTGTGTTTGTCGATTATCTTAACATCTGTGCCTCGAGTAGATTCAAACCAGGAGCAGGTGTAAACTCTTATACATATGTGAAGGCAATCGCCGAAGAACTTCGTGGTTTCGCAGTTGAGTTTGATTTACCTGTTGTTTCTGCCACCCAAACTACTCGTGGTGGATATGCGAACAGTGACGTTGAACTGACTGATACCTCGGAATCATTTGGTTTGCCAGCAACTGCCGACTTGATGTTTGCCCTAATCTCGACAGAAGAACTTGAGAAGATGGGACAACTGATGGTCAAGCAGTTGAAAAATCGCTACAATGATCCAGGAATAAATAAGAGGTTCATGGTTGGTATCGATCGTGGTAAGATGCGTTTGTATGACCTAGAAGAATCTGCCCAAAAGGGAATTATGGATTCAGGTCAAGACGATCTGCCAGTGTTCGAGAAAACTACAATCGGTCAACGTCAACAGAGGGACTTTTCGAAGTTTAATTTCTAATGAATTTTATAGAATCATACCCCAATGCACTAAGTGCAGAAAAATGTAAACAGATTTGCGATGCCATGGACGTTATTATCTCACGTCCAGATCCAGGAACTGCCTGTATTCTATCGGATGATGCAAACAGAACAGACTGGAATATCTTTACTGGTAGATATGGGTCATTAAAGTTTTTTGAAGAATCTGTTGTCGATGCAGTACATGCAGGTTGGAGAAAATATAACAAACAATATGGTGCTGCTAGTCGAGCATTCTTAGAACTGTTTACTCCAGGTTGGAAATTCCAGAAATCAGAAACTGGTGGTGGATTCCACCAATGGCATACTGAACAAGGATCTGGAAAAAATAATCGAGGCAGGTTTGGTGTTTGGATGTTGTATCTGAACACTGTAGAAGAAGGTGGTAAGACAGAGTTTAAATTCCAAGATCTGGCAGTAAAACCAGAAGCAGGAACTTTGCTTATTTGGCCTGCAGCATATACCCATGTTCATCGTGCTGCACCCGATCTTGTCGGGAATAAGTATATCGCTACTGGATGGTTTGAATATCCAGAAAGATTAGATGTTCGATAAAAAACACTTGACTTTTTACAATAGATATAGTATAACAATAATTGACATTGGTGCCATAGCTCAGCTGGATAGAGCAAGAGCCTTCTAAGCTCTAGGTCGTAGGTTCGAATCCTACTGGCATCACCATTTTTAACTAGGGAATGAATAAATGACTGAACAAACAAATGAAGAACTGAATCTCAAGTTGGTTGCAACAACTGCACTATGGGCAAACTCTGCAACTGATGACATGCCACTTTGGAAAACTATTGGTGCCAAAGAATATATCATTGCTCGATTCGACGTCGAACCAACCCTTGAACAAATTGGTAAGGCATGTGAAGCAAAACGTCATCTGATCGAAACTCACACCAAGCAATTCCACGAAACTCTTTCTGGTTGGCAATTGTATCTTGACCAGAATGTTACTCATAATGAGTATCTGCAGTATAGTCTGACTGAGCAGATTGAATTTCCTGCAATCGACCTAACTGAAATTGATGCAACAGAAGAACTTCAACAGATTGTTGGATGAATCAATTTACAGTAATCCATACTTATTATAACGAACGTTCGCTTCTCGAGACACAACTCGAGAGGTGGAACGTATACAACACCCCGATCAAGATTATCCTAATCGACGATGGATCCCAAGAGGTTCCTGCCGAGGAAGTCTTGCGGGGTGTTTCATTTTCAGAGAACATAGATTTCTCTCTGTATAAAGTAACAGAAGATATCGGATTTAATAGTCATGGTTGTCGCAATCTTGGTGCACGATTAGCAAATACTGAATGGTTGGTATTCTTGGATATTGATTATACGATACAACCCTCTCATTTAATAAAGTTACAACGAGAATCCCTCGCCGAGAATACTTGGTATGAAATGAATGCAAAGTTTAACGGTCATGGAGATCCTTATGTGGCGCTGAATCAGTTTATCATACCAAAAAAACTTTATCTTGAATCTGGTGGATACGATGAATCATTTGTTCCATTTCATACTGGAGATAGAGAATTTCTGAGTAGACTTTCATCTAGTTATGATACCAAAAATCTAGAGTGGTTGAATCTAACTTGTCGTCGTGGTGGAAGAAAGGCAGTTATTGTTGACGATGCTGCTATTCCAGTATATGATGACGAGAAGATGATATTCTATACCAGAAAATTTGATCCAACTAATATTACACCGATCGAACAACGTATAAATTTTGATTGGGAGAGGGTTTTATGAACGCAATCACAATAGTGCATACATATTATAATGATGTAGAATTTTTAAAACAGGCAATAGAACACTGGAATACATTTACAACTCCAGTTTCAATTATTCTGATTGATGATGGTTCTAACAAATATCCTGCTTCCGATATTATTACTGCTGCTAAATTCAATGACAATCTTAACGTTTCATTTCTTGTTGTTGAAGAAGATATAGGGTTCAACAGTCATGGTTGCCGCAATCTTGGCGCATCAGTTGCTGAAACTGATTGGATAATTTTCTTAGATATAGATCATGCCATTACATCTGAAGACTTAATTAAACTTCAAACAATGAATTTGTCTATGGAAAAGTGGTATAGTTTTATCACGAGGCATAATGATATTACATTCCCATCATTAAATTCATTTATGTGCAGTAAAGAAATGTTTCACGCAGGTGGTGGGTATGACGAGTCATTTGTTCCACATCATTATGGAGACAGAGAATATCTTGACATGATGGATTCAAAATTCCCTCGGGAAGAATTGACTGATATTACCATTCAGTGTATGCGAGCAGGGCGTCGAGTATATTTTGATAATACATTATCTGCACCAATTTACGACAACGAAAAAATGTTGATGATTACTCCAAACTTCTATAGAGATAAAGTTATACACCATG